TGGCTCAACCATCATGCCCATTCGCTCTATCATCGGGTTGGTATTCTCCTTTCTTCTCGCTCGGAATATGTTCCATCGGCTACCCTCGGCCATACTGATACGTTAGTGCGGGTGTTTATTAATGGTTGGGGTGGCGTTTTAATTATTTTTATTGTTTTTGGGTGTTTTCAAAAGAAATAACCGTAATACTGATCTAATTTTTGGTATTTCTTTTATTTCTTCATTAGCGTAGAACACTAACCTAAAGGTTAGTAGACCTTTTTCCAAAGATACTATAAACAAAATAAAATAATTCAGACGGATCGGCGCAGTCACCCGTTTATTTTTTTTGAAAAAATATCACAAGATCCAAAAATAATTACCGGGGCCATACGTTAATAAGGCAGATAATGTGTGTTTCCGGCATGGGAGAGCGATTTACCGGCGGGGTTGACCTGATCGAGAAATATGCCAACGATAGAGGCTTCAACAACGAGAGGCAGTTTGCTAGGTTCCTACATGAGATAGAACCAAGGCGAAGCCCGGACGCATGGCGCAAGGCGATACAGCGTTGGACAAAGAAGGGCAACACATTTAGAACGATGGTCGATGACTACGAAGAGACTTCGTTGATCACATCGAAGCACTACTACGACAAGGCCAATGACAGATACATCTGCATGATGGAGAGCGTGGACGGTATGTATGTGGTAGAGGGCGAAAAGCACAGGGCCATGCGAAGGGCATATTCCAACACGGGTGGCGGCATGACCGTCGATGACCTAAGCCGTGAGTTCGATATGCCCGTTCCCATCGTTGGTGAGTATATACGCATACACGGGTGGAAGCATAGCATGGACCCGTTCACCGATGAAGAGGTCAAGATGCGAACCGTGGATGACATGGTTGACGAGATGGTTTCCCTACGACGAATAGATGTCGTAAGGCGTGCGGAGCAGAAACGGTGGAGGCAGATCGAGAAAGAGGCTGACTCATACAGGTATCTCAAGGAGACTATCGGTGACGAGTTCAAGGAGTTGCTCAAGAATCACAAGGCCAAGTCGGTCAGACCGTTCAAGTTGAAATCGTCTGACAGGGACTACGCCGTGGTCATTTCCCCAACGGACTTGCACTACGGCAAGGCTGGCTGGAAGTTGGAGGTCGGAGAGGCTTACGACTTCGATGAGGCAAGAGAGAGGCTGCTTGAGAAGACGAGTCAGTTGGTTGAGAGGCTACCTAGCCAGCCGGAGAAGATATTCGTGACGGCAGGTTCCGATTGGTTCCACGTTGACAACGACCTTGGCACAACCACGAAAGGCACAGGTCAAGACATGGCTGGCAGTCCAGCGCAGATTCTCATGCAGGGGTGTCAGTTGGCACAGGAGCATATCGACAGTCTGAGGGCTGTGGCTCCCGTAGAGATAGTTTTCATGGGTGGGAACCACGACAGGCACAGTTCCCTCATGCTCATGATGTATCTCGATGCTTACTACAAGCACGCAGATGATGTGAACGTGATCGTCAGCCCACACATAAGGCAGTATGTCAACTACGGCAACAACCTCATGGGCTTCACACATGGCGATGGCAAGGTCATGAACAAACTACACTCATTGATGGCGCACGAAGCGAGAAGAGATTGGGGTTCGACGCAGAACCATATGTGGTTCCACGGACACCTGCATCATCAGCAGATGGTTGAGCGGGGTGGTTGTATGATTATACAGTTGCCGAGTTTGGCCGGAGAGGACAGGTATCATGCAAGGCATGGTTATACTATGGCGAGAGCCGGTCTGTGCGCCCACATGATCGACAAGGAGTTAGGACTTGTCGGAACTATGTTTGCGCCGGTGATGCCCGATGAGTGAGTGGACGAGCGCAAAGTGCTGGTCATGCGGTTGGGTCGCACCACGTATTCTAAGGGCTAAGGCAGTCACAGGCATATGTCCACATTGCGGCAAGAAGGACTTGCATCCGAGGTGATTCGATGGGGTTCATGCAAGACTTTGCTATGGAGCGTTCCCGCAACGACGTTGAGTATTTCTACAAGTGGTTGGGCTACACATGGGGCAAGCACATCGGAGAATGGATGGATATGTATGGCGACAGGAAGGGAGTGCAGGTGCAAAGGGTCTGCGTGATCGCACCGAGGGATCATTCCAAGTCAACTACCTTGAGGATAAAACTACTGCACAAGTGCCTGTTTGAGAAGTGGCGTGACAAGCCTATGACGATTTGGCTGTTCTCAGCGAGCAAGGACTTGGCAAGCAGAAGGCTTGAAGAGATACGGGAGGACTTGAAGCGTCACCCGCAGTTGAGCAGGTATCTCGACAGCAAGAGGGGCAACAAGTTGGAGTTGCGGTTCACAAACGGGGCATGGATTCGTGCCACGTCGGTTGGTGCTGCGATCCGTGGTGAGCATCCCGCTTGCATAGCATTCGATGACGTTCTCGATGATACGGGCGACACGAATTGGAACGAGGTTCGTAATTGGTTCCGCAAGAAGATCACACCGATGCTCAGTCCCGGCACAAGCCTCTACGTGGTTGGCACGCCGTTGAGCATGAACGACCTATATCACACGGAGATGATCGGCAACAAGACGTGGACAACGGGGGTTTGGAGTGCGATACCGAATTGGGACGAGTATCGTGCAGACCCCGATTCCGTAAAGCCGAAGCCACTGTGGGGCGAGTATCGTCCGATTGACTTCCTACTTGAGCAGAAAGAGGCGATGGGTGAGTTGTCATTCGTGCAGGAGTATCTGTGTCGGGTTGTTGACGATGAGGCTGCGGTGTTCCCACGGGGTCAGACCCGTAAGAACTTGCAAATGGAGCGAGTGTTGGGTATCGAGAAGCAAGACGATTGGCGATACGTGTTGGGCTTCGATCCAGCGCACGGTGTTGGGCAGGACTACTCGGTGATCGTGTGCTTGGCACAAGACCCGGAGGGCTACGTCCACTTCGTCAATATGTGGAGGCGCAACGACTTCCCACCGGACAAGCAAGCAGATATGCTGGTCGAGTGGTCAAAGCGGTTCAATGCGCCGATTGCTGCGGAGGACGTGGGTTTCCAGCAGTTGTATGAGAGCATACTCATTCAGAAGGGCGCAGTCGTTGACTACCGAAAGAGCAAGGCGAGCAACAGGACGTTAAAGCAGGGGTTGATGAACAGGCTGCGGGTTTGGTTTGAGCGTGAGATGGTCTGCTTTCCATACGGTGACGACGAGACAAGGCGGCAGGTCAGCATACTGTTAGAGGAATTGGAGACTCACGCATGGCGAAACGGGTTGATCGTTGACTTGGGTAAGCACAATGACTGCGTTATGGCCTTCGCACACGCCATAGATCAATTCACCTACAAGCAACAGGATATGCCGGTGGTCATGACGACCATGAGCGGTGGTGCGTGGTTGGGCGGTGGTCGGTCCAAGATAAGAAGAGACTTTGAGGGAGCCGGTGGTAAGGTGATAAACCGGAGGCGGTTCTAGTGAAAAATGCCGAAGGGGAGTTTTGTGATATGTGGAAGGAAGAGTTAGCGAAGAGTCAGACAAGAGGACCGATGAACAAGAGGACGTTATACCCGTTTCTCATGAAGTGCTTGGCGGAAGAGGGCTTCTTCAACGAGTGGCGCACACCATACGAGATCGCATTTGAGGCCAACAAGCGAGTGAGCAAGACGTGGCGGCCAATACGACCTAGCACGGTCAGGCGGTATATGCAGAAGGCTGGCTTGCAGATGCAAGAACGCAAGAAGAACGAGGCGACCCCATACGAATATAAACTTTAGCCTCTCAAAAAATTTGGTAAAAAATTTTGCGTGGGGGTAGGCGGGCTGTGTCGCCGGGTATAATCAAGTTTTGGAAACATATATATAGGGTGGCCGGGGCGGAAAAGCCCGCCCCGACCCATCCGATTATCTCATGTCTTCAACGTCGAATCCTTGTTCCTCACACATATCAAGGATAACTTGGGATATGCACGATACCCCGTCATAATCAACCAATTCTTTCACACGGTTGAACCACAACCCGCCTGATCCATACGCCCGGTTGCCGTTTGTCTCGACATCCCACATCTCAAACCATCCCTGTCCGGGTGCTTCTTCAGGCAACCCAACCTTGAATTTCATGGTGCGGGTTTTGGGTTTCGTGGCCCCCCATGAACCCTCGTAGTATACCGCTTGATCTAGTTCTCTTTCAATGATGATACACTCGCTCATGCCATCACTTCTTCCTGAATGTCTGCTAGGACGGAATTAACGAACCATGCCATCTCCTCGTTGAAGTCGTCAACTATCGCCTCCATGTCATCAGGGTGCCATAGGTCTTCTCTTACACACATTTCATCAGGGGTATTGATCCATGCCCATAGTTCGCCCCCGTCCGTGTGTGGCCCGTAGGGTTTGAACCCAAACGTTCCGCATTCGCTTATCTTGCTGTATGTCTGCTTTTTTGCCTCCATGACCCTACGAGTCCGTGTTTACTTATAACTGTTTGTTTATGTCCACATTCCAGCCTAATTTTCAAGGTATCATTTTGTTATCATAATGATTATATACCGCCATCTCATATATACATGGCATCCGGGTCGGCCGCACTTTCATTTTGGAACTAGGTTTCTTTTTTCACACTCCGTTTAAAATTAAAACCATAAATTAAAATTGAAAATGTAAAATTGAAATCAAGCCATCAAAACGAATTTCATTTGCTCAAAGTTTAGAATCAATTGATGGAGATGATGGCTGATCTTATCATGTGGTTGCTCTAAGATTTCTTTGACGGTCATCCATGCGTATGCGTCATGTTCATCGGATAGGGTCACATCATGAAGATCACCATCATGGTTAGCAACAACGAAATGATATTTTTTGTTGTCGGTTTCGTGGATGAATCCGAGCGACGTGTAAATGCTAGAGTTCAATCCGGTTTCTTCATGAAGTTCATCGGCGGCCGTTGACCAAATGCTTTTATTGTCTTCAATCTTGCCGCCGGGTAATTCCCATAGCCCGTGCATGGATGTTTCGTTTGCTGATCGCCTGAGCATAAGGATTGAGTCAAGTTTGATTAAGTCGCCTTCCGGCGATGGTTGCCAATATTCTTTCCTTACTATTACGCCGACTGCTTCCCGCTTTGTTTGTGTGTTCATATCATTACCTCATAGTATCTCGCTTATAGTCTTTTGGTTCAATCCTCTATGTCTATAACCGGATCATACTCAAGGGTTCCTTCTCCAATTCCGGTTTCTAGGGCTTGATATATATTCTGATCAATCCATTCAAGAAATTCCCCTTCGGTCATTCCGTCGCGGTCTAGGTTTATCACGTAAGTCAACTCAACTGTTGCCATGTTTAAGCGAATGTGGGTATAGTATATAACTGTTTGTTTATTACCATGATATAACAAAGTATATATACCTACAGCCCATCTAGTATGGGCAACGGGATTGGGCGCATTTACTTGATCCGCGCTGCGCGCGATGGGGGTTATTAAACTTTTCGTATCAAATTGATACTGCAACCGCTTCGCGTCGTGGTATATATTAAACTTTTCGTATCAAATTGATACTGCAATAAACTATATATACCGACAGCCCATCTACTATAGGCAACCGAAGCCGCGCATAGGGGGCCAACGCAACCTTTATAGACTGACAGCCATACGTTGAGGATGATTAGACCGGGCCAAAGTGGTGTAGAAATTACACTTACTTTATTCCTGTTTTTTTATTAAATTACGGAAAATTATTATTATTATAAAGATATTTGATTTATGCCTTTAGTCTTATCTCGGTCATATTCGCCCAATCCCAAACAGCGATTTGATTCAAGGCGCGGGCGATCCTTAGCGCGCTGTCTAAGTCGGGAATCCATACACACGGTTCAACATAGAAATCACCGTTTGAATCCGTCCATGCCCCGAATTCTTCAGTTGTTTGGGTTAGTTCGTTAATGAGTTGACTTAGGCTCATTGAACCGTCGGGGATCTCAATCGGGCGATCCCATAACCCGACTTGATAACCATCAGGATAAGCAATCTTCAATCCATCTTTGTCATAAGTGCCGTCTTCAAGCATGATCAACCCTAGCCGTCTTTGGTTATAAGTGTTTGTTTATTGCCACATAATAACAGGGTTTATATGTGCATACCCCTTCTGATATGGTCGCCGGATTTCTTCAACCCAAAGTATATATACCGCCATCTCATCTAGTATAGGCAACCGGACAAGGCGAGCCGCTTCGCGTCTTTTAGTATATTAAACTTTTTGTTATTTTTTAAAATTAAAAAAGACTATAAACCCCCATCTCTTAGATAAAGGTGGCCCGTACTGAGGGCTAGTGTAAAAATGAAAGCAGGTGTGCTTGTGTGGGTAGGTGTTTGAAACCGCACCTAGTAAAATAAAATTACAAAGTGAAAACCACAATTTATATAGTATGACTTCAAATTACATGGGCAACCGCATCCCCCATACACAAAGTATATAGGCGAGGTTTTGCCTACCCCTATGGGTTGCGACCTGCGGGCCTATGGTGATAAACAAGGGTTCATATACTATGACTAATATTTTCTGTCTGATGACAACCACGACGAGAACATCGAAACCCTGCCGCTACAAGGCTTGCAAGGGTAGAGATCATCACGCACATAATGAGAAATGTCCCGTCGCAGCCTCAAGAGGCTCAAAAGGCGGGAAGGGTGGAACCGCATGGACAAAAGCCCGCGACGGTGAACAGAATGGACGATTCACTGGACTGCGGCCATGTGGATGCCCCAAGAGACAACATCTCAAGACCTGCTCGCTCGCTTTCAGCCGTGGCCCGGTCAATTTCAAGGAGATCAAAACCGTGGCACGTCAAGCCCGAAAGATACTCAACCTGCCCGAATGGTATCACCAAGGCCATAACCCGGCCATGATTTCGGCCATGATCCGGGGGGTTTCGGCTGTTTGTGTGATGTGTGGAACCCCTCACAAAGCAACCGAGGCGGCTAAGATTCACCCAAAGGACTTTAATCAAAATCCGATTCGCTCAGTATGTCGAGGGTGTGACGCATGAAAATCGGGCCTATCGGATTTTATTTCACGGTAATAATAACAATGGGCTTTGGCATTCTCCCGCTTGCCCTTCTATTCGGCTGCGGCTACTTGGAGGCAAAATGGTGACGCTTGCGAAGCGTGAACAATACCCTTAAAAGAAATGAAGAAGGAGACAAAAACATGACAACAGAAGAACAATACGAAGTAATATTGATCGACGACGGAACCCTTGATACGGTAATATCAGTGGATGGGGTTGAATACCGATATAATTATGACCCAAACCCGGATGGCGATGAGTCTTATGATGACTTCGTGGAATGGGCCATAAAAGACGCAATAGAACATCATTAGAGGACGCTTGTGAAGCATGAAAAATAGATTTAAATAAAATGGACAAGGAGAGAAAAATATGAACAGGAGACAACACCTAATAGAAAAATGGAAGACCGCACGAAACCCCGAAAAGGGAAAACCAACCGGGCAGGTTGGGACTGTCATCAAGTGCTATAATACGCACTATGCTGATGAAGATCAATGGACTGTCGCAGTTCGATACCACGGCACGGATATAGTCACTTATGACGGACAGGGCAACATCCTTCTAAATCATGGCGGTTGGATGACACAAACCACAAAAGCACGGATCAACCAATATGCCCCCCACGGTATTCACGTCTTTCAGAAGAATTTTGAATGGTATGTCCGAGACACTAGATTTCAACCCAAGACGATCCCATTCGGGGAATACAGTTATCAAAACGTGAGGCACTTAGTATGACGCTTGCGAGGCAGGATAAAAACAGTTAAAAGAAATGAACAAGGAGTGAAAAATATGGCACGAAAAAGAATGGGCGCACATGGCTCAATAAACACATGGAAGGACGAAAAAAGAGGGTTGCACCAAAGGATCACTATCAGGCCCGAACCACGGATATTCACGGCTGAAGATGTGGCCGGTATCTTAGCACACAGGTATGAATTCATTCCCGAACCTGATCCGTATGACTATGAAAAAGAGGAACCGACATATCAAGAGACATGGCAAAAAATCATGGAGGAAAACCCTAGTAAAAAACAAATCATGGCAATCCTTTCAGATATTTGGTATATTGCCAACCATGAGCAATGGACGGACTCATCAATTCATATTAACACTGATCTTGAATCTCATCAAGCAATGCTTGACTTCATCTACATGAGATTTCCCAAATTGAGGCCACAATATTGATCGTAAAAGTAAATCGGGGGTCGGGTTGTCCCGGCCTCCGATC